ATCTAGAATCACATCTAAATCGCCTTCCTATTGGCAGCAATATTGTTAACGAGTTACCTCCAAATTTAATAATGAGCGTCCCCCATGCGATATTCTTTAAAAATCGTGAAGGAGAAAACGTATTTGAAAAAGGAGAGAGTAAGATGCCACCCAGTTTCCTGACATTTGGGAAATTGCCCAATGGTGGTACTATTCAACCGAATTCTATTTCACCTTCTTTGATCCACGGTAAACTAATTGACGATTTTGGCAATGCGTTAGGTCCCACGAAATTTCCCGTCGTCACTGGGTTTTATAAAGTAGATGGTGTAACTCAGAACCCATATTCAAATGCTGTTCTCAAGAACGATACTCATGCTCACGTGATCGATCACGATCTGTTAGAACTAGCCCTCACTGATACGTTCAAACATTATGATAGCGACTGTGACAGGTCTGAAATCACTATGTTCGAAGCGTGTCATGGTGTTCCTAACAATGAATATATAGGTCCTTTGGATCGTTCCAAGTCTTGCGGTTACCCCTTATCGCAAGGCAAGATTGGCAAAACTCATTATCTTGGCAAAGGAGAAGATAAAGTAGTTACGCAAGAATTGAGTGATTTAGTCAATAAATTTCTCGAGAAAGCGGAAGCTGGAGTTAGAGAAGCAGTTATTTTTTCGGAAGTTCTCAAGCCCGAATGTAGAGTTAAAGAAAAGAAATTCACTCCTCGTCTATTCTCAGCAGGTCCGCTTGTATATCTAGTCGCTTTTAGGATGAAATTTGCTACTTTCTGTGCTCACTTGACTCGAACTCGCATACGTAATAGTATCGCCGTAGGTATAAATCATTTGACAGAATGGCATATTTTACGTGACCATTTATGTCAACGAGGTGACCGCGTCTTCGCCGGTGACTTTAAGGCGTTTGACGCTTCTCTTCAGCGTATAGTTCTTCATAGGATCGGTATGCATATTATAGAGTGGTATGGACCAGGTTCATCTAAGACTGATTTGTCGCGTATTACGATATGGAATACCATATCTGACTCATATCATTTATGTAATAGTGAATTTTATGGTTGGCAAAAATCTCTTAGTTCTGGCAATCCGATTACCTCTATAGCGAATTCTATTTACGTTAGCGTTGCCATGCGTATGACCTTTTT